ATTAATAGTAGTTGGATTTTTAGATTTATTAACTATTCTGACAAGAATACCAATAGTATAAAAATTTTTCTTATAAATACCTAAATATTCTCCGTATTCATCAAGATATTTATCACTTTTGGTAAAAGTAATAAAACTTTTATCTTGATTTATAATAGATAGTTTTAATCTGAAAAATTCATTTATAGCAGTATATGTAGATAATATGGCACCATATAAAGATATAAAAAATGCTAATAAAGCAATAAAATCAGTATTACTCATAATAATAACCTCACTTTTGAGGATATTATACATTATTTTTTAAAATAAAACAAGAAAGGAGTTGAAACATATGTTTAAAAGAACAAAAGAATTACAAAGTTTAGTTGATGCAAGTAGAAAAAATCTAAAAGATGCAGAAAGGAAAGTAGAAAACAGAAACATATTAATTGCAGATTTACAAAAGAAAAATAAAGAATTAAGATTTGAAAATGAAGAACAAAAAGAATTGATAGACAGAATAGCAAGAGTTGCAACTTCAAATTCATACAACAATGAAAAAGCTATTTTGGGTAAAATAAAAGAACTAATTTCAGACTACCAATCACAAAATTAGTTCAAATGAATTACATATATAAATTCATATCTGTATTTATTTTAACACAAAATAATCAGATATGCAAGAAGGAGAAGAAAATGGAAACATTAGAACAATTAGAAAAAGCATATTTTATCTTAGAAATGCAAGATAAATGGGACAGTGAAGATTATAAATATGCAAATGAATTAAAAGAAAAAATTAAGAAATTGAAAGGAGAGAATTAGATGATTAAAGACTTAATAGAAGTAAAACAGTTACCTGTAATAGAAGAACAATTAAGAAGCGTAAGTACAGTTATAGATGAAAGAGTAAAAAATGCAACTAGTTTAGTATGCACAGAAGAATCAGTAAAAACAATAAAAGAAATAAGAGCTGAATTGAATAAAGATTATAAAGAATTTGAAACAAAAAGAAAATTAGTGAAAGAGCAAGTATTAAAACCTTACAACGATTTTGAGAATGTTTATAAAGAATGCATATCTGATAAATTTAGAAATGCAGACTTAATCTTAAAAGGAAAAATAGACAATGTTGAAAATGAATTAAAAGCAAAAAAAGAACAAGAAGTAAAAGATTATTTTGAAGAATATAAAACAGCTAATAATATTGATTTTATTACATATGGACAAGCAAGAATAAATGTAACATTATCAGCAAGTATGAAAAGTTTGAAAGAACAAGCAAAACAATTTATAGACAAAATAACAGATGATTTAAAATTAATTGAAACACAAGAACATAAAGCAGAAATATTAGTTGAATATAAACAGACATTAAATGTATCACAAGCAATAACAATGGTAACAAATAGATTTAAAGCAATAGAAGAAGAAAAGAAAAAAGAAGAACAAGAAAAAGAACTTCAAAAATTTGTTGTTGATACTGCAAAAGAGTCAGACAAGTATAGTGAACAAATAATATTAAATTCACCATCCGTAGAAGAAAAAACAGAAGAAATTTTAACTTTAAAATTTACAGTAAGAGGAACAAAAACAAAATTAAGAGAATTAAAACAATTTTTAGAAAATGGGGGATATGATTATGAGTAATGAAACACAAAAAAATAATGAATTAATGGTTAAATTTGATATTGATGGAAATGAAATTAAATTAACACCAAGTATAGTACAAGAATATATAGTAGGAACAGATGCAAAAATAACTAATCAAGAATTTAAGTTATTTACAGAACTTTGCAAGGTTAGAAAATTAAATCCATTTTTAAGAGAAGCTTATTTAATTAAATATAAAGCAGGAGTACCAGCACAATTAGTTGTAGGAAAAGATGCAATACTTAAAAGAGCTGTATTGAATCCAAATTATGACGGAATGGAAAGTGGAATTATAGTTCAAAAATCAGATGGAACAGTAGAAGAAAGACAAGGAACATTTAAGTTAGGAGATGAACAACTTGTAGGTGGTTGGGCTAGAGTATTTAGAAAAGATTGGTCACACCCTACATATTCAAGTGTAAGCTTTAATGAAGTAGCACAAAAAACAGGACAAGGTCAATTAAATTCTAACTGGAATAATAAAGGTGCGACAATGGTAGAAAAAGTAGCAAAAGTAAGAGCATTAAGAGAAACATTTGTTGAAGATTTAGCAGGAATGTATGAAGCAGAAGAAATGCAACAAGAAATTCCACAACAAGAGCCTATTGAAATACAATCAGAAATAGAAGAACAAACAGAAGAGACAAAAGAGGTATCAATGAATGAACTATAAAATTATATCGAGTTGTAGTACAGGAAATGCAACAATAATAAAAGACATAATTTTAATAGATTGTGGAGTTACTTTTAAAAGATTAGAGAAGTATTATAAGCAATTAAAAATAGTGCTTCTTACACATATACATTCAGACCACTTTAAGAAAGAAACAATAAAAAAATTAGCACAAGAAAGACCAACTCTAAGATTTGCTTGTTGTGAATGGTTATTAAAACCACTTTTGGAGTGTGGAGTTGAAAGAAAGAATATAGATGTACTTCAAATTGGCACGAAATACGATTATAAGCTATTTAAAATTGTACCAATCAAATTATATCATGATGTACAGCAATGTGGTTATAGAGTGCTATTTGATGATTATAAAGTAATCTATATGACAGATACAAAAACAGTTGAGGGAATAAGTGCTAAAAATTATGACTTATATCTTGTTGAAGGCAATTATGACGAAGACGAGATAGAAGAAAGAATAAAAGAAAAACAACAAGACTGCAAATATGTATATGAATTTAGAACAAAAGATAGTCATTTAAGTAAACAACAAGCAAGTGAATTTTTATTAAATAACATGGGAGAAAATTCAGAATATGTTTTAATGCATCAACATGTAGAAAGGTAACAAAAATGGAATTTGAAAAATTATATATGTTCAACCCTTTTACAATTCAAAATGCAGATAGCAAACAAATAGCAGATACATATACAAAATTACAAAACGAATTAAAAGATAATCCTGATACAGGATTTGAAATATCAAAAAATATAGAAATATATGCAAATATGAATTACTTAATAGGAGAAATGATAGCAAGAATACAGCAAGAATATGACACATTAAAAACAGATATTTCTATATCAGAAAATAAACAGGTATATATGCAAAGAAAGCAATGGCAAGAAACTAATAAAGAAAAGGCACCAGCAATGAGTTATTTTGAAGCTATGGCAAAGGAATATGTAAAGGAAGATAGCAAGAAATTAGCAGAATTAGGAGCTAGATTATTTAGATTTAAAAAGGCATATGAGAGTATAGACAGTAAACAAAATGCTTTAAAAAAGAAAATAGAGGCGATTAGATATGAGATATAGCATATTAAATAATCTTGATAGATGTTTCTTTTGTGGAAGACCAGCCGAGTGTATTCATGAAGTTTACTTCGGTTCAGCAAATAGGCAAATTTCAATTGAGAATGGATTCTGCGTTGGTTTATGTCATAAAGAACATAATATGTCAAACAACTCTGTACATTACAATAGAAACATGGATTTAGAGTTAAAAAGAGTATATCAAAAAGAATATGAAAAAAATCATACAAGAGAAGAATTTATAAAATTAATAGGAAAAAGTTATTTATAAAAAATATTAGGAGGTAAAGAAAATGAAAAAAATTATAGGGATTTTAATAGCGATTGCAGTAATTATATTAGGAATATATGTTGGAATATGGCTAATGCTTGTAGGAGGAATAATACAAATAGTTAATTCAATAAATCCAATAAACGGATTAGGAATAGCACTAGGAATATTAAGAATAATTTTTTGTGAAGTAGGAGGATTTATTGCTTGGTTAGGAATAGCAATAGGTTCAGCAATAGGATTAAGTGATTAAAAAATAGACAACAGGGGCAGACATAACAAAGTTTGCCCTTATATTATACAAAAGGAGAAGACATTATGAGTTATATAGATTTAATTAATGCCTTCGAGAAGTGGCTCGAAACAAATTATTTGCAAAGTTCAGCACAACTATTGTGGTACAAGTTAATTGCACTATTCAATAAATGTCGGGTGGAGCGAATGGATTTCAGTAGATAACCATAGATTGATGAGTATTATGCAAATGAGTAGTGAAAAAACATTAATAAGATGTAGAGATAAATTAATAGAAAATAAACTATTTGAATATCAAAAAGGAACAAAATCAAAACCAAACAGATATAAGATATCTACTGTAAATTTTACAGTAGAAAATAAAAGTACTGTAAAAAATACAGTAGATACGACAGTAAATATGACAGTAGATGTGGGAGTAGATGTGTCCAACATAAATAGACAAGATAAAGATATTTATATTAATTTATTTAATAAATATAAGGCGGAGATTGAAAAAGGCCATGCTAACGAAAGAATTAGAATAATATCAGAATGTAAAAATTGTAATGAATATGCTCTATTAACAGCAGAGGAACAAGACCAATTATTTATGGATTTAATGAGCATAGATAAAAGATTCAAGTAGAGGAAGTGATAAACAAATGATTACAACAGAAACAAGACAAATGAGTTTTAATGACATACAAGATAAAACAAAAATAAGATATATACAAATTTTAAATAGACTAGACAAGCCTAAGTCAGCGAAAGAATTAGCAGTAGAATTATTTGATTTGGGTTTTATACCAAGTACAGAAAGAAATTATACAGCACCAAGATTAACAGAATTAGAAAAAATGGGATATGTAAAAGCAATAGATAAAAAGAAATGCCAATATACAGGCAAAACAGTAGCAGTATATGAGAGAACAGAAAACGGTTTTATTGCAATAAATATGAATCATATACCAAGAATTTAGGGAGGTAGTTATGAAAATAGTAATTAATGCACAATATGGTGGTTTCGGCTTATCTAAGTTGGCAACGGAAGAATATTTAAAGTTAAAGGGAAAGAAATCATATTTTTATAGTACAGAATGTGATGGCAGAGAAATATATTATAAAAAAATAGATAGTTCATTTAAAGAAGATATATTTACATTATGTTTTACAAAAGACCTCGGAGAAATTATTAACGGAGAAGAAATATCAGAATACATATGGGAAAAACATTGTTTCTCTGCAAAAAAAGTAAAACGAACAGATGAAGACTTAATAAAAGTTGTTGGAAAATTAAAAGAAAAAGCAAACACAATATGCTCTAAATTAAAAGTAATTGAAATACCAGACGACGTAGATTATGAAATTGAAGAATATGATGGCAACGAATGGGTATCTGAAAAACATAGAACTTGGGCATAAAAGAGGACTAGCTTATGAAATATAATTATCCACCGTTAGAACGGTAAATGTGTAAAATGTAGAGGCTGTAATAGACTTGAATTAGAAAACTTTAAACGGAGTTTGGAGATGTGAAAATTACATAGAAAAGGAGCAAAAGAAAAATGACAGATGAAGAGATTGATAAAATTGCTAAAAGGGTATTAGAACTACAAAAAGAACAAGGAGTAAAAACAACACAAAGTTTGTTAACTTTTCAAGAAGTACAACAAAGATATCATAAAGAGACATTTGAAAAATTTGGAACAACAGGTGGTATAGATGGTGCTATAAGAACAGTTGCAACATATAGTCAAGGACAAAGATATGTAGCAAGACTAAGTGGAAAAGAATTTGATAATGCTGTTCAAGTAGCAGATAAGCTGTACAGATTAATTTTAGGTATGGAGGCAAAAGATGAACAAAATAGAAATACCATTTAGGCTGCCATCGTTGAACCAGTACATAAATGAATGCAGAAGAAACAAGTATGCAGGGGCTAATATGAAGAAAAATGTTGAAAAAGACATAGGCTGGTATATAAACTTATTACCAGTATATGAAAATCCAATAAAAATCCATTTTATATGGGTTGAAGAAAACAAAAGGCGTGATTTAGACAATGTATGCTTTGCCAAAAAGTTCATATTAGACAGTATGGTAAAAGCAGGAAAGTTAAAAGATGATAATAGAAACTTTGTAAAAGGTTTTAGAGATGATTTTGAATATGGAAAATCAAGTAAAGTTATTCTAGAAATAGAAGAAATTAAATGAAAGGAACATAAGAGATGATAGAAGTAAACGAATATGTGAGAACTAAAAATAAAGGAATTAGAAAAATTGATAGAATAGATAACAATAAAACAATAAATAAATATTTATATTTTACAGGAAAAGAAGATATGGAAAATATGTAAAAGAGATAAAAGGTTATGGAAATGGAAAATCTATATTAGCACTAATAGGAATAATTGAAGAACAAGACATAAAAACAATACTAACAAAAGAAAGTTATATGGCTAATTGCTATAAAGTAGGAGGAGAAGATGAATAGAGAAATAAAGTTTAGAATGTGGCATAAAAAATCAAAGAAGATGTTTGATGTAGAAAGTATAAATTTTAAAGACAGAAGTTTAAATATGTGGAATAGTGTAATGTATACTTTAAGTACATTTAGTCTTGATGATGTTATATTAATGCAATACACAGGACTACACGATAAAAATGGAAAAGAGATATATGAGGGAGATATAGTTAAATACAGAGATAGCAGGGGACAACATATTGAAAAAGTAATATTTGAGGAATGCACTGGGGAAGTTCAACAAGAGTAGCACCAAAACTAATTAATACAAGAATAACAGAAGTAATTGGGAATGTATACGATAATCCAGAGTTATTAGGAGGAGAATAGATATGTGTGAATACTGTGAAAAAATAATAAATAATAAAAAAATATTAGATATAGACAATGAAGAAGAAACACATATGGAAATTATTAATCAAAAAAAGTCTTGGGGATATATGTTATATGTTGAAATAGAAGGACTAGACAATGATGGATATAAGCCAAGTCAGTTCTTTCAAATAAATTATTGCCCAATGTGCGGCAGAAAATTAGTAAAGGAGTAAATAAGATATGAGTAATGAAGAAATAGCATTAAAACTAACTATTGCAATGATAAAAGGAATGGGGCAAGCAGGAGATACACCCAATAATCCTTACGAAGTTGTAAGTGATTATAAAACAATATTAAATGAAATAAGAAAAAGAGAGGAGTGATACATAGTGAAAGAAAAAATAAACAAAAGAACAACTAAAGATAGTATCGAATATTTAGAATTACAATGTATTGTTAATAATAGAATACATGATTATGTTGCGAAGTATCATAATTATCCCAAGTACATAAAAATACCTTTATGGATATTTGACTGCTTAAAACAAACAATGTGTGAAGTGGATTTAAAAATAGATTATAAAACAGAAGAGTTTACATTCTTTAATTTAAAAGTTTGTGAAACTGTTAGCATAGAAAAACCAGAAGAAATCGAGGTGTTTTAAGTGAAAGAAAATAGTAGAGAAGATAGAGTTAATATATTAAAAATAGAATGTTATATTACAATAAATGATGAGAAAGAGCCAATCTTAAATATTGGTACAAGCTTTTCAAATATGATAGAAAGTGAAGAATTTAAGCATTATAATGATGAGTTGCATAAAAATATTAAACCTGTTTTAAACGATTTAAAACAAATGTTGCTGAATACATTGGAAATGGAGGAATAAATGGAAAATAGTAGAGAAGAAGATATAGAAGAACTAAAAAGATTATTGTATAGAAATGAATTAAGCCAATATGGAAAAAGAAAACTAATAAATTATTATGAACAACAAGAGAAAGATTATAAAAGAGTATTAAAAGAGAATGAAGAATTAAAAAAATTTCATATACAAGATAATAAACATTTAGATTTTATAATGCAACATAGTATTCCAGTTCAAAAAGTAAAAGACAAGATAGAAAAAGAAATAAAATATCATGAAAAAAACATATTAGATATAGAAAATATAACTATATTAAAGGGTAAAACAGTTAAAGAAGAAGCGGAAATTGAATTTAATAAATATGCAATAGTAGTTTTAAAAAAGATGTTACAAGAACTACTAGAAGGGAGAAAATAAAATGAAATATAAAGGATATGAACTGCTAAAAGCAATAGCAGATGGAAAGATAAAAGAACGGAAGCAAAGTAATAGCACCAAATGATACACAATATACATACAACGGAATGCTTTTTAAAGATAAAAATAAAAATTTTATGAATGAAGAATTTTCAGACCGTGAGTATGCAATGTTAGATTTTGAACTAATAGAAGATGAAATAGATATAGATAGTATAAAAAAATTAGAAGGAATAGTAGAATATTGTACTGAAAGAAATACAATCAATCAATTAATACAAGCAGTAAAACAAATAAATAAAGAAGTAAAAGAGTTAGAAAATAGAAAGTAGAGGAATTAAAATGGATGGATTAGGAGGATTTCTTGTAGGTTTTATTGTAGCGACTATAATTACACCACTTACTATTGCGTGGAATATGGCAGCATCTGGAAGAATTATAATAAAACCAATTAAAGATGAATACAAAAATGAAATTTTATATTATGTTGATATTTACACAAACAAAGAATATAAAATGGAAAATGATATTTTATATTATTACGAGGAGGACTAACATATGACAAAAGAACAAGAAAAAGCAATATATAGATTAAATCTAGGAAAGAACATACCAATTAGCAGTGAATGTTGTATAGTAAATGTTAAAGATATAGAAACAGTATTATCTATGCTAGAAGAACAAGACAAAATAATAGATTTAATGTTAGAAGAAATAAGTAAAAACATATTAAATACATGTCCACTTGAAGATTACAATTATGATTTGGATTGCGAGAATAAATGTAACGATAATTATAAAGAGTGTTGGAAACAATATTTTGAAAATAAAGCAAAAGAATTATTAAATAAATAAAAGAGCATACTACATCAAAAGAGGTGTAGTATGCAAGATAAAGAAATAATAACAAAATGGAAAGCAGGATTAAGCAAGAATCAATTAGCAACAATGTATAAAAAACAATACAATCAAGAAATAAAAGTAATAAGAGCAAGTGTAAGACACAGGCACGATGGAAGATACATAAGCAATTATGAAGCATTAGCTTATGTAGAAAGAGTAATATATGAATATATAAAAAAACAAAACACCTATAAAATATAGGTGCTGTGTAGAGGTAACGAGACTTGAACTCGTATGGACATAAGTCCAATAGCTTCCAAAGCTATCGTGTCTACCGATTCCACCATACCTCTATATTATTTGTATTTTAACACATTATTATAAACAAAGCAAGTAAAAATAAAAAAGAAAGGTGATACAAATGACAATAAATCATATATACAACATAGTAGTAAACACAATGAACAAATTAGAAAATATAGATTTTATAAGCTTAGACAAGAGAAAATATAATCAACAACAATTAAATGAAGCATACAAGATTCTAGACAATTTTAAAGATGAATTAATAAGAGAAGATATAAAAAATAAACAGAAAGGGGCACAAAAGATATGACTAGAGAAGATTTAAAAAACTATAAATATAACCAAGAATGGATAAAAGGAAGATTAGAATACATAGAAGAGTATAAGGCAAGTATAGTAAATATTACAGCTGTATTATCGGATATGCCAAAAGGAAGTAAAGAAGTCCAAGATAGTATGGCTGAAAAAATAGCAATATTACTAGACAATATAAATGAATTACTAGAAAAGGTGGTAAAAGAACAGGAAATACAAAAGCAAATATTGAAACAATTAGATTACATAGAACAACCATATAGAACTATATTAGAAAAACATTATATAAATGGTGATAAACTTGTACAAGTTGCTTGTGATTTAAAATATAATTATGAATATACAAAAAAGGCAAATAGTATAGGGCTAAGAAAATTTGAAGAAATAAAAAATTTTCCCTAAAAGTTACTGAATGTCACCATAAAAATATGATATATATATAATCAGAGATAAAAGAAATGGTCTCACAAATATTTTTGATTAGCTTTTTGGAAGAATAGATGTTTTAAATGTCTATTCTTTTTATTATGCAAGAAAGAAGGAATAAAAATGAAAAGAGAAAATTTAATAAGTATATTTGATACTGCAAAATTAATGAAGAATGATATAGCAGTAGAAGTAACAATACCAGGACAAAAAACAACAGAAGTAATAGTAAATAGATATGAAAATTTAGATAATAAACTAGCATTTTATACAAAAGCATATGATGAAGATTGCATACATTGCATGAATAAAGAAGTAAGAATAGTAAACGCATGGTGTGTAAATTTTTTTAAATATTATGACAGTAGAAGCGGAGAACTTTTTACAAGTAATTAATTAGTTATTACCAGTATGCTAGGTAACTGATAATATAGATTGTTATGTTTTGGTTATACAATTGCACTCCTAAAAAAAGATATAATATATAAACTTTTGTGGAACTTTCCTAGCGAGTTCTAAATATATTGCATCTTAGTTCAAATGGTAGAACACAGCACTTTGAATGCTGAAGTTTCAAGTTCGAGTCTTGAAGATGCATCCAAATGACAGATTAATCCAGAAGGTCTGGAACTTGCCTGCTAAGCAATGTGTACTTATTTTAAGTATGTGTTTCGAATACACAGTCTGTCGCCAAATTAACTTATAGGTAGTACGAAGTATGTAAACATATATAGCAGAGTGACAACAGTAATCTATTAGATGAAGTATAAGTCACTTTATACTAGTTTGCAATTATATATAAATTACATATTTCGTAGTGTTTATAAATAAAAGAAGAAGGTGTTTTGTATGAATACAATAGAGCAAATATTAAAAAAGAAAAATATAAACATATTTGAAATATACACGAAGGCGATATGTATAGACTGTGACAACAAAAACAATGATAGAGATTTATGCAAAATAACAAGAAAAATAGATAATACAGTAAAATGTGAAAACTATGCAAGATGTATGCAAAACAAATGTAAAACATGTAAAGTGAATTGTTGGGCAGGCATTACAGCGAAAAGGCATAAACCAATTATGAAAAATATATTAAAATAAAAGTGATATTAAGGTTAAATTTAAACAAAAATAAATAAATTCTCCAAATTTCGACAAACTTTTTAAAAGATATATTATAAAATATTTTTTAAAAGGAGGAAAAAATGGAAGAAGAGTTAAAAGATTATTGGAATGTCATAAATACAACAATAATAAATAGTTGTGAAACAAAAGAAGAAATAAATAAGGCTAATGAAATTTTGAGCAAACTAAAAAATGAACGTATAGCTATGAATATTCCTGAAATATTAAAAGAAATTGATATTTTAGGTGTTGGAAGTAATACTATACAAAATTTTAGAACAAAAGAGCAACTTATAAATGCTATAGAGAAAATAAAACAATATTATAGCAATAAATAAAACAATGAGCTTACAATAGTAGGCTCTTTTATTATGGAGAAAATATGAATGTAAATAAAAATATAAATAAACTATTATATGCCTTGGCTATAAAAGGACAAATATACAAAATAAATAGTTTTCAATTTTATAGTGAAAAGAATAGTAAGTATTGTACTAAATATCAAATATTAAAAAAAGAACAAGTAGAAATATACAATGAAGAAACAAACGAATATGAATTACGAGACAGATATAGACAAAAAGAAGAATGTTATAGCAAAGTAGATGTAATGAAATATTTAATAGAAGAACACAGAAAAGGAAGTGAGGCAGATGGAAGATGAAAAAATAGAAGAAGAATACAATTCATTAACAGAGATGCAAAAAAGATTTATTGATTATTATGTAGAAACTGCAAACGCAACAGAGGCTTGTAAAATGGCTGGATATAAAGGAAAAAATCTTAATAGAATAGGTTCACAAAACTTGTCAAAACTAGACAAATTTATAAAGATAAAGCTTCAAGAAAAAGAAGACCAAAGAATAGCCTCACAAGATGAAGTATTGCAATATTTAACAAAAGTAATGCGTGGGGAAGAAAAAGACCAATTTGGATTAGATGCTTCATTACAAGATAGAACCAAATGTGCAGAACTACTTGGAAAAAGATATGGTACATTTAAAGAAAAAGTTGAAGTTGCTGGAAATATACCAGTGGTGATAACAGATGATATTACAGAATAAAATAATAAACAAAAATACACAACAACAAGTAAATAACATATCATTGCAAAGTATAGTTGGAAAAGGCTATGCAGAATATTGGCATTGTAAATGTAGATATAGAGTATGCAAAGGTTCAAGAGCAAGTAAAAAATCAAAGACAACAGCATTATGGATAATAAGTAACATGATGAAATATAAAGAAGCTAATACACTTGTAATTAGAAAGACATTTAGAACATTAAAAGATAGTTGTTTTACAGAATTAAAATGGGCAATACATAGATTACAAGTAGATAGTTTTTGGGAAATAAAAGAAAGTCCACTAGAAATGACATATAAGCCAACAGGACAAAAAATATATTTTAGAGGATTAGATGACCCATTAAAAGTAACATCAATATCAGTAGATATTGGTGTTTTATGTTGGTTATGGATTGAAGAAGCATACGAAATAACAAAAGAATCTGATTTTGATGTAATAGATGAAAGTATAAGACGGAGAAGTACCAGAGGGATTATTTAAACAAATAACAATAACATTAAATCCTTGGAATGAACATCATTGGATTAAGAAAAGATTTTTTGATGTTAAAGATGATGATATATTAGCAATGACAACAAATTATCTTTGTAACGAGTGGCTAGATGAGGCGGATAAAAAAGTATTTGAAAGAATGAAGAAAAATAATCCTAGAAGATATCAAGTTGCAGGATTAGGTAACTGGGGTATAGTTGATGGATTGGTTTATGAAAATTGGAAAGAAGAAAAATTCGAATTAAATACAATAAGAAACTTAGATAGTGCTTTTGGGTTAGACTTTGGTTATACAAACGATCCGACAGCACTATTTTGTGGTGCAATAGATTTAAAAAACAAAAAGATTTATGTATATGATGAAATATATCAAAAAGGAATGAGTAACAAAGCGATATATAACCAAATAAATCAAATGGGCTATTCAAAAGAAAAGATAACGGCAGATAGCGCAGAACCAAAGTCAATAGATGAATTAAGAGGATTAGGATTAAGACATATTACAGGTGCATTAAAAGGAAAAGACAGTATAAACAATGGTATTCAATTTATACAAGACTTTGAAATAATAATACATCCTAGATGTGTAAATTTTATAACAGAAATAAGTAATTATACTTGGGACGAGGACAAGTTTGGAAACAAAATAAATAGACCAATAGATGATTTTAATCATTTGATGGATGCAATGAGATATGCAGTAGAAAAATATATAAATCAAAAGAAATTACAATTTGGTTATATAAAACCAATATAGGAGGAAACAAAATGATACAATGGAATCCAGAAACATTAGAAAATGAAAATAGTGTAGCACAAATATTAATGTTAGCAGATAAAGAATGGAATGCAAGAAAACAATTATATGAAAGAATAAGAAGAAAGACAGATAATTCTGAACTAGTAAGTATAAATGATGAAAAAATAAAAGTAGCATTTGAAAATTATATAAATTCAATGGTAACAGGATATTTTGCAGGAAAAGCACCAGTATATGATGTTGAAAAAATATCAGACCCAACAAAATTAAATATAATCAAAAAATTGCTTAATAAAGTCTTTAATACAGATGCAAACAAGGATGAAGAATTAAAAGTATTAATAGATTATATAAGTAAATACAACGATGATGGAACAGAATATTTTGATTTAGCATTTGATTATTTTGGAATGAGAGGATGTTATGAAGTATTATACGAGAATGAAGATAATGAAATAGTATATACTAAGCAAAGTGCATTAAATACAATAGGAATATTTGATTATTCAACACCAGTAAAACAAATAGGACAATTAAGAAAATGGACTGAAAGAGATAAAAATGGTGCAGACATAACAATAGTAGAATTAACAACAATAAATGGCAAAAGATACTATTCACCAACACCAAATGATTATGCAAAATTACAAGAAGATAAACAAAAATTTGAAAAAAGTAAATGGAATATGCTTCCTTGCATAGCAATAGAAAATGAAATGGGATTATCAAGCTTTGAATTGGTAGTCTCTTTAATTTGTGCTTATGAAAGAGTAGTACAAAATAGTAGAAATACATTTCAATATAATGATGATGCAAAATTAAAGATAACAGGTTTTACACCACAAAATGATTTAATGACCACAAAATTAGATGACAAAGGCGAACCAGAATTAGATGAAAATGGACAACCCAAACAAGTGGTTAATAAAGCAAGAGAAGAAGAAGACAAAGCACTATTGAAAATGCAAGTATTTTATACACCAGATAATTCAGGTGATATAGCATGGGTTGAAAAATCAGTACAAGATACAGCACTAGAAAATCATAAAAAGACATTAATAGACTTAATAGCGATGATAAGTGGAGTACCCAATATAACAGATTTAGGATTTACAAATGCAGATAATGCAAGCGCATTAGACAGAAAGTTCTTTGCATTAGAACAAATGATAACAGATGCTGATAAACACTTTAAACAAGCAATACTAAGAAGATGGGAAACAATTATAGATAGAATAAATAAAAGAAAACACAAATCTTATGATTTTAGAAGTATAAAAATAGATTTACAAAGAAATCTACCAACTGACAAAGATACTGAAACGTCAAGAGCATTAAAATTAAGGGGACTATTAAGTGATGCATCAGTTATTGATATGTTGCCAGATGACCTAGACAGTAATTCAGAACTAGAAAAAATAGATAAACAAAATGAAGAAAACATTCAAAAAAATTTACAACAAATGCAAATGACGGGACAAACAGGTGTAGAGCAAAATAAGAATGGAAATAAACAAGATGACAAAGCAACAGACTTAACAGAAACACAAAAAGCACAAAAATTAACAGCAGATAATAAGAAAGAACAAGAAAAAGCAGTTAATAAACAGATAAAAAAGGAGTAAAAATATGTTATTAATAAAAATTGCATGCATATCATTATTATCTTTTATGGCAGGAATAATGGAAGGATTTATACAAGAAATTACAGGGATAAATATATCAAGGTTTATATATATCATGCTTGGAATTTTTATTTGTTTAATATGGAAGGTATAGAAATATGAATATATGGAATTATCACGATGCAAAAATGCGAGAATTAAAACAACTATATAATAAAACATTAAAACAAACGCAAAATAGACTTCAAGAATTACTAGATACATTTAATTTTACATCAGAAAATATATATAATATAGCAGATAATAAAACCAAAAAAAGAATAAATAATTACATAGAGCAATGGAAAGAACAAAAACTACTAACAGGTTATTTTAAAGTGTTAGCAAATAACATTTATGGAAGAACGCGAGTAAAGAATAGTGAAATATTAGAATTACTTATTTATAGTGCATACATAGAAGAACAAAACAAATTAGAAGAGCAAGAAAAACAAATAATGTATGAAGATACAAACTACTACTATGAAGAAGGACAAAAAGAAGTAAATAAAAAGAAAAAGCCATCAATAATTCCGATGTCTTTATTTCTTGCATTATTAGACCAGCCTAATTATAGTCGGATTAACTTGGAAACAATATATTGAAACAACAATACAATATAACGCACAACAAATATATAAACAAGTAATTCTAAATATACAACAACAAAAAGACCTAAAAATCGATTCTAGCGAGTTTCAAACGATAATAAATAGACAAAATAATCAAAAGCTTAATATAAATAATGATAAAATATCAGGTGCAATGGACTTACAAATGATAGGATTAAATAATCTGTCAAAAGTGGATGGAATAAAATCAGTAGCGGGAGATAATGCAAAAGTTAGATTTATAGGAATTAGCGATGAAAGACAAACTCAAATGTGCAAAAGTTTAGATAATCAAGAATTTTACATACACGATTGGAATGAGTTTAAAAGATATAGCAAAACTAATGATAGTATAGTAAAATGTCGTTGCTTTGGGCTTGTTATTGGTTTAAATTGTCCTCCAATTGATGATGGATTCCATTTTTGCAGAAGCTATATTATGTATTTACCACCAGTTGAAAAACAAGAAAAAATAGAGTATAATCTTGATATACCTAAAATCAGCAAAGAAGTAAAACAAATATTAAACAATAC